ACCGAAGTAGATGAAGTTATTTTTTACAACAAAAAAAATTTAAAAAAGATGTGGAGTAAATTTGATGTTATTGTAACATCAAACCCAGAATTATTAGAATGTAAACCAAAAAATAAAATTTCAATAAAAGTTTCAACAGAATATAACAAAAATATAAACGCGGATTTCAACATAGATACCATAGAAGATTTTACTTCATTATATAATCAATTAAATTTAAAACATGTTAAAAGTATTAGGTGAAGAATATTTCGTTGATTTTCAAAAAATTGAGGAAATAATAACAATCAAACAGGAAACCACAGGAGATACAGAACAAAACATTAGTATTGTTAAATTTGAACTAATAAAAACTATGTTAGATGTTTTATTTACTGAATCAACAGAATTAGATGATAAAATGTTAATGAAAGGAAGTAATGATGTTACAATCCCTTTTAAAATAGCATTTAACACTTTAATAAGATATAATATATTACAATCATTTTAAAATATGAATACAGAACTTATCCCAAAAATTCAAGAATCAATTCAAAAACTAAAAAATAAAGAATGTAGAATCTATTTTTTAGTACAAGACACAAAAGGCAATGCAAAAGCGTCAGTTAGATTTATCTATGAAATTGCATACACCCTAAAACAAAACGGATTTAATTCAATCATCATGCACGAGCAGAATGATTATAAAGGAGTATCTTCTTGGTTATCTGAAAAATACATGGAGTTACCACATAAATCGATTGAAGACCAAAATTTAGAGTTGTCTCCTGAAGATTTTTTAGTTATTCCTGAATTATATGGACACGTTATGGAACAAATTTCTAAATTCCCTTGTGGAAAAATTGTGATTTCACAATCATATGATTATATGTTAGAAACTTTATCTCCAGGCGCCACTTGGTCCCAATATGGATTTTTGAAGTGTATTACAACATCAGAAGAACAAAAAGATTATTTAGAAAAAATAATGAAAAATATTTCGTATGATATTTTAACACCAACAATAAGTGAGTCTTTTAAAGAAAAAGAAATACCTGCAAAACCAATTATTTCTGTTCACACTAGAGACCAAAGAGATACAATGAAATTAATTAAAACTTTTTATCTAAAATACCCACAATACAGATGGTTTACTTTTAGAGATATGAGAGGTTTAAGTGAAAGTGAATTTGCTGAGCTTTTAAAGGATTCTTTTGTTTCTGTTTGGATAGACAATGAATCATCTTTTGGTACTTTCCCGTTAGAAAGCATGAAGACAAAAACACCTGTAATTGGTAAAATACCAAATATAAAACCTAGTTGGATGGATGAACATAACGGTATTTGGGTAAATGATACTTTGTTAATTGTTGATGTTTTGGCGGAATTTATACAGAATTGGTTAGAAGACAACATTTCTGAAAAATTATATGAATCTTCAATGGAAACAGCTAAAAAATTTAGTGATGTTCAAAAATTTGAAAATGACACAGTAGAATTATTTTCAAAGTATATAAACAAAAGACTTCAGAATTTTGAAGAGCAATTAGAAAAAATACAATTAAATTAATTATGAATACTAAATTAGATATATCAGTAATACTTCCAATATCTTCTTCATTTGGAAAAGATTTTGAAGAGCTTTTTGATAAAGCAATACAATCAATAAAAAAACAATCAGTTGGTGTGGGTGAATTAGTTATTGTACATACCGATGAAGAAAACCTTTGTAACTTTTTAAGTTCTTACGATTTTGAAGATTTAACAGTTAATAAAGTTTTAAATACAAGTTCGGACACGGATTATGCAAGTCAAATAAATTTAGGAGTTAAAAATTCAAAATATGATTGGGTTAGTTTTTTTGAATACGATGATGAATATTCATTTATTTGGTTTAAAAATGTTAAAGATTATATAAATTATCACCCTGAATGTGATGGATTTTTACCAATCGTTGTTGATGTAGATGAAAAAGGAATATTTGCAGGATACACAAACGAAGCAACATTTGCAGCATCATTTAATACTGAGATTGGTATTTTAACAAATGATTTATTAAACATGTATCAAAATTTCCAATCTAGTGGTATGGTGTTAAAAAAATCATTAATTGATAATTTTGGTGGATTCAAAAAATCAATGAAATTAACTTTTGTTTATGAATTTTTACTTAGACTAACTTATAATTCGGCAAGAATTATGACAATACCGAGACTTGGTTACAAACATATCAACATGAGAGAGTCTTCAATTTTTTGGAGTTATAAAAATGGTAAAACACCAATGTCTGACAATGAAGTTAAATTTTGGATTGATACCGCAAAAAAAGAATATTTTTTCAATTCCGATAGAAATATAAAATATGAAGAAACAAATTCTTAATGATTTTAGAAGATATCAATTCAACTGGTATTACGCAAGACCATCAAAGTAAACGTGGAAAAAAAAATACTTCTACAACTAATTATTTTGATGTTAGAGAAGAAAATGCGGTAGTTCTTTTTCTAAATGCGGAAACTATTGAAGAAAGAAATAAGATTTACAATGAGTTTTTGAAGAAACCTATCGAAAAAATGGTTTCTTCTATTATTAGAAGGTACAAACTTTATAGGAAAGATATGTCGTTTGATGAAATATTAAACGACACTCATTCGTTTTTAATAACTAAATCAGATAAATTTGTTCCTGATAAAAATAAAAAGGCGTATTCTTATTTCGGTACAATTTGTAAAAATTATTTAATGGGTCAAATTATTAAAGACCAAAAAGAAATAAACCGAAAAGTATCTTATGAGGATATATCATCTAACTTAGAAAATAGACCAGATATGGTTTATTATATTGAAAACGACGCTGTTGAATCGGATAAAATAATATCTGATTATATTGGTATGTTAAAAGAATTTATTAAGAACAGTAATTTAAACGAGAATGAAACAAGACTAGGAGAAGCATTACTTCAATTATTTGAAACATACGACCAAATTTTTGTTGCTCACGATAATAAAAAGTTTAATAAAAATTTAGTTTTATTGTCTTTAAGAGAAATGACCAATCTGTCAACCAAAGAAATAAGATTAAGTATGAAAAGGTATAAAAAACTTTATTTTGATTTTGTCAAAAAAATAGATTTAAGATAAAAAGTGATAATAAAATATTTATAAGCATGACAAGACCTAAAAAAAAAGAAATACTTTTAAACAAAGAATCTATATTGTCTTTAATGCAAGAAATATATAATGAATTGGTTGAACAAAGAGCAACCGCAATAAGAATTCAAAATAAAATGTTGTCAATGATGAAAGACAGTTCTGATATGGCAATAATTGGACCAATAATTAAAGAACAACAAAAGATTGTAAACGATACTGTTGAAAAAAAATTAACATTATCTAAACTACAATCAACTATTTGGGAAAAGGCAATCAATAAAAATGATAAAGAAAATTTTTCTGTGAGCGATTTTGACGATAAACTAATCCAAGATTTACTATTGAAAGATATTTCAAATACAACAGACGAAGGATATAAACTTAACAAATAATTTTTAAGATATGTCCGAATCAACAACAACTACGGAAGATTATAAAAAATTAAATAAAGTCATTAATTCATATAAAAAAACAAAAAGAATTAATGAACAGCAAAAAGAACTAAGAAAAAATCCTCAAAATTCCAATAGTCAAACATCTAAAGAAATTGAGGCCACAGAATCTAAAGTAAAAAAGAAAGTTGAGACTTACACTCAAAAGGCAAAAGATTTACCAAAATCTTTTAAACAAAATAGTGAAAATCAATTAAGAAAATTGGTTCAAACATATATTACATCAAAAGAAAATAACGACGTTGATGGTAAAAATATAAATAACGAAACAGAAAAAATAAAAGAGTTAAAACAAAAAGAAGCACAATTTCAAAAAGAATTAACCAATGCGGTTGTAACTAATAACGTCCCTGAACAAAAAAGATTAAATGGGTTATTAGAAAAGACTAAAAAAGATATTAGAAGAGCTGAACTTAATGTTTTTAAAACAGATACCAAAAAAGACGCGATTGCAGCTTTAAGAAACTCACTTATTCAAGCCGTAACTAGAACTAAAGACGAAATAAAAGACATATTAAAAAATGAATATGTAAGTGCTTTAGGGTGTTCTCAGGAACAAAATTACCAAGACAAAGAAATTTATATAAAAGTATCAAATATAGATATATTTGGAAAAACATTACAAACAAATCCAAATGGAGTTCCTGGTAAGTACGTTTATGAATTTAAACCATTTACCGCATCTTCAATTCCAAGGTCGTTTAATCGCGAATTATGGAATAGAATACAAAAAGAAGGGCAAACTTATGAGGATGAATACAGTACACCGTATGTTGGGGTTTCAGGACAAGACTTATTTGATATTGAATTCATTAAAGACCCAACACCAACATTAACAGGTGAATTTTTTAAAGTTACACTAAAAAAAAGAATTGGTGGAAACAGTGTCGCAGAATTTTTATTGGACTATCTAAACACAATTGATGTTCTTAATTTTAACGAACTTTTTTCTAATGTTTTAAATCTGTTGATTGGTTCAATAAACATGAAAAATTTGATTGGTTATGATGATTTAAGAAATCAAACAGTATTTGAAAAACTAATACAAAGAGTTCTTGGTTTATGTTTTGACAATAAACAAGAAATAGATGTTACAGGAACTGGTAAACTAGATTCTTCAGACCAAATTGATGATAGTTTTTTTGAATTAACAGAAGAAGATTTATTAGAAATTGAAAATAAAATAAAAAATATTCAAGAAAACGTAGTGCAGTATAAGGATTGTGGTGCGTTGTCATTACCTGTAAATGTTGATGGTTCATTATCGTTAATTGATGAATTTTTAGTTGAAGATATGACCGCTCAGGATGCAGATAAAGCAGCTCAAAACATGTTAGACAGCTTAGGTTCAAATCCCGATTGGTTAGTTGAATATCCGCAATTTAATTTTTCAAATATCATTAATGAAGAATTTATAAATCTATTACCAATAGCAGTTTTAAATTCAGTTTTATCTCCAAAACATTTATTTCCATTATTTGTAATGGCAAAGGCATTACAAAAAGATTATGTTGATGGTATTGATACAACTGAAGATTTCTTTAAAGAATTTAGAAAAATGGTTATAAACATTACTTCTAAAATACAGGCGATTTTTGTTAAACAACTTTTTATTGCGATAAAACAAAATTTAAAATCTTTGATGGCATCAATTGTGAGACAGACCGCAGATGAAATATTAACAAATAAACAAAAACTAATATTAGCTGGTGTTAATTTAGCTCTGACCACACTTGCAACAATTCAAGATTTTAGAAGATGTAAAAACGTTGTTGATGAATTATTGAATATTGTTTCTTTAAGTTTAGCACTAAAAAACGCACTAAGAGGAACATCTTCTGACGTACCAACAATAATAAACTATATAGCCGCGGCAACAAAACCAGGCATGAGCCCAACTAGCATATTAACAAAATTTATTGAAAAAATGGAGGAGCAAGGAGTTCCAACAGGTGATATGCCAAGTGGAAAACCAAATATTGGGTTATTAATGACTAAAAGTTTAAATGAGGCAATAATTGACGAAATGACACAAAATGGTTATGCTCAAACAACCGTAACCGCAAAAGAAATAGGTATAATATCACAAACTGGTTTTGTTAAAATAAAAGGAAATGTTTTATGATTATAGATTTAGAAAAAATAGAAAAAATAATTTCAGAACCAAGTAGTTTTAATAATAAAGAACTTATGGAATGTATGGATATACTTGCAAACGAACATGAAAAAGTTAAAGAGTCTATCATACAAATGACATATCAAGTAGATAAACTTGAAAATTCTTATAATAAAATTTTGGAAGAATATAAGAAAAGAAAATAATGAATCGTTTTAATGATTATACAAATTTACCAAAAAAATATACACAGGTTTTTAATTTTGGTAGAGTAATTGACAACAAAGACCCAATGAATTTGGGCAGAATTCGTTTGCAAGTGGATAACTGGCAAAATGAAGATATTATTAATTCGTTTAAAAACCCTGTAACAGGTAAACCTTTAACAGAAAATGACTATTGGACCGATGTTGACCCATTGGTTTTTATGCCGTTATTACCACAATTTTTTAGCCAAGTACCACAAATAAATGAATCAGTTCATGTCGTATATTATAATTTAGATTACCAAGACAGAAATAAGTACTACATACAAGGTATGTTTTCAAGTCCAAACGAATTAATTGGAGAACCTTTTGAATCTTCTCAAGCATTTACATCAAAAGGGGAAAGAAACAAACTACCACAAGATATTAGAAATAAAGATGGTTCAATGAAAGAAACATCACAGTCAGGATTATATCCAGATGTAAAAACAATTGGGATTTTAGGTAGAAATAATTCTGATATGTTATTACCTCCTGACTCAGCAATGTTTAGAGTATACAAAAAAAATGTGAATGAAAATGGTAATCCAATCTTTAACAAAAAATTTGGTATGGTTGGATTACAAAAATTTGATACGAGAAAAGTTGAAAATACTAATCAAACTTTTACAGAACAAGGAAATGTAGTACAAAAAATAAAATATTTGGTTGAGTATGATGTATATGGTGGTGTTGGTAGTTTATTGGGTAGGTTTTCGGGATACGTTAGGATATATAAAATATCTGATTATAGACCCGTATACTCAACAAGTGTTTTAAATGGTTTTTATAGTTTTCCTGAAGAAAGTTTAATTGGTCCTGTATATCAAAAAGATTTTACATTTGATTCTCGTGATGACATTATATCTGGTATTAATAATGTAATATCACTTATGAATAGTGGTTCGTTTTCTTTGGGGGGAACAGGAACAACAATAAATGAACCAATACCTTTCGTTTTCCAACCATCAAAAAATTTTTGGGATAAATACGAATTAAATGTTGATGTTTCAGCAACTGAAGTTATAAACTTAAGGAGATTCTTTGAAGGTATATACTTAAACAAGCAAGACTCAACTAGAGGTATTGGATACGTTTCAGAAAAAGATAGATTAGGACCACTAAAATCATTTCAGACATATAAAATCCCTAATGAACAATACGAATTTAACCCTATTGTTTACGGAATAAATGTTGCCAATACTTCTTTTTTTCTTTCACATGATACACAAGTAGGTGTAACCAAAATTGATTTTGATACTATAGATTTTTCAGGAACAACAATACCGCAACAATTTATTGAAAATATTATGATTCCAAATACTAATTCTATGGTGAGAGGTGAACAATTATTGGACCTTATAGAATTAATTGTTAGGTTTTTAGTTTCTCACGTACATCCATACCATAATATGGGTCCAGATTCACAAAGTGTTGATGGTACACAAGTACAAACTATTTTAACAAAACTTTACGATGCCGATAGTAAAATTTTAAATAAAAACTTACGCATTAACTAATATTTATAGTTAATGTCTATACACAAATCATATCTAAATAGAAATAACACAATTATTTCTAGCGGTACTACAAATACAGGACAAAATCCTGTAACTGAATTATTTTTTGGTAGGGTTGATAATGTTTTATCCACACCAGGATATTCAAGATTTATTTTTGACATAGATTTGTCACAACTACAAGAAAAAATCACAAATGGGATTGTTTACACAGGAAGTCCAATGACTCATGTGTTTAAAATGACCAATACGATAATGTTTAATTATGAATTATTAAACACAACAACATCTGACAATAGAAGAAGAGCCACGGGTTTTAATTTAAATTTGTTTAGAATACCTAAATTTAATTTAACAGGTACACCACAAAATTGGGATGAAGGTGTTGGTTATGATTATTACAACAATAATAATTTAAATTCTTCTAACGCTAGTTTAACATCAAGAAACTACAGGGATAATGACAAGTCATATTCTAATCGACCATCAAATTGGTTTAATTCAACAACAATTAGTGGGTGGAGTACAAATGGTGTTTATAACAATTTAAATAACGGTATTGGAAATGTTATAAATTTTTCAGCCTTAACATTAGTCGATACTCAATATTTTGAATTTGGTAATGAGAATATTGAATTTAACATGACTAATGAAATTAATAATATTTTAACGGGTGCAACAACAGGTGTTACAGGATATATTATTTCATTTGACCCCGAAATAGAAAATATAACAGGATTAACTGAAAATTATTCGGTAGGTTTCTTTACAAGACATACACAAACATTCTACGAACCATTTTTAGAAACAACATATGATGATTTAATTTTAGATGATAGAACTAAATTTTTTGAGAATAAAGTAAATAAATTATACTTATATTCTTATATAGACGGCACACCAACGAATTTAGATTTTAACCCAACAGTTAATATTGCAGACTCAAATGAAGATTTAATATCTTCTTTAACGGGTTTAACAACAGTTTTAAGAACTCAAGGTATATACGAAGTAGAAATACCTGCAATTACAGGATATTCAACACCATGTCAATTTAACGATATTTGGGTTAACTGTACACTAAATGGAAGAGCAATTGGTAATATAACCAATGAATTTATTCTAAGACCCGCAACCGAGTACTATCAAATTGGTACTCTATCAAAAAACCCTGAAACTTACGGGTTTAGTTTTTCAGGTATTAAACAAGATGAAAAAATATTAAATACCGATACAAGAAAAGTTGTGGTAACTATTAAACAGGCTTATTCTTCAAATATTGTATATCCTGATTTTAAGGCATACTACAGAGTATTTGTTAACGAAGGTACAACTGAAGTTATTGTCCAAGATTGGACTAGAATAAATCAAACATCAAATGAATATTATTTTATCTTTGATACAAAAGATAAAGTTCCAAACCAATATTTTGTAGACATAAAAGTTCTTTCTTCGGGAGAAGTAGATACTTATAAAAGACAACTTAAATTTGAAATAGTAAATAAGAAATGAAAAAACAAATAGTAAAAGAATCATTTGATTTTTGGAGCACCATATCAAATTTTGTGGGTGACTTAGCCAGACAAACCGCAGGTGCTGTTGACGTTTTAGGTGACCCAATAGTAATTGCATCGTTAGTGAAAAACTACAATGAAATAGAAGAAACCCTTCAAAGATTTGAAAATTTAAAAAATCAATTATTAGGTCCTGAAATGGAATTAAACTATGAGAGTCTAAAAGAAGAAATGTTAGACATTAGAAACGATTTGGAAGTAGACGTTATTGATACTTTACAAGGTTTTGTTGAATTAACCCCAACAGGTCCTTTAGGTTCTCTAGCGTCGGGTATCGCACCATTACTTTTGAAGATGACAATAGAAGAGCTTATTGATACAATTCAGGAGTACATTCCACAAGATTTAGATGTTCCATTATTAGGAACACTAACTAATGCCGCTAGAGCAATTTATTTTATTGATAATATAGAAAAAGTTCAAAAAGAAATGAAACCGCTTCACGATGACCCATCAGTTTTTTCAAAGGAAGTTATTGAAAGATTAATGGTACATGAAGGAAAAAAGAAATCAGGAACAAAACTTTGTAGTAGAGGCAAATCGGCTGCGAAAGCAAAATTTGATGTTTACCCTTCTGCGTACGCTAATGGATATGCAATTCAAGTATGTAAAGGTAAAATTAAAGGATTAGACGGAAAAAAAAGGTGTTCACCACCTTATTGTTAATTGATTTTTAAATCGTCAATTTTTTTAAATTTATCTTCACTATAATCAGTAAATTTTCTAATTATATTCATTAATTGACCGTACTTATCTGTTTTGTCAAATAAGTTCATGATTTTGTTAGAATCCATTGGGTCATTAATATCGTTATAAAAAATAATTCCTTGTGGTGATGGATATCTACCACCTAAGTAATTTTCACCTGGTTTGTTTATATACATACCAAATTTAGAAGATTCTAATTTGGCTTGTAATTCTTTATTTTTTATTATTATATAACCTAAAGAACCCATTCTATTATGTTTCTTAAACATATCATCACTATCTTTAGATGTTGTACACCATTTTGTTCCCGCACCATATTTACATGATGCGTCAAACGTCAAAGGTATTACTAGTAAAAAATCATCATTTTCAAAAAGTTTAATATATTCATGTGGTTCAACTTTAAACTTTTCAGAAATCACGCTTTTACTTAATATACTTTCTTTTTTTGGTTTATAAGATGTATATATTGGTTTTTGACCTTTACCTGTTTGTGTGTCTTTTTTCTCCGCTTTCCTTTTTTGTGAACACGCAGATTTTTTTTGTGAGTCAGACATTTTACCTGCAACACCCGCCGCTCTACATTTTGGATATGCACCCTTAGACGTATCAGGTCTTCCACATGGTGGATGTTTACCATCTACTTTTCTACAAATATTAACCCAAGGACCTTTTGGTTGTTTACTTCCTTTTGGTTTTTTCTTAGTTCCAAACCAAACCGCCAAATCTTCAGTGAGCAAATTAACTAAATTTAAAATTTGTTCAGATACACTACCGCCTGATTCACCGCCAGCGTTATCACCATCTCCCAATCCATCACTATCAACTCCTTGAAATTTGTGTTTAAGTTTTTTAGCCATTTTATGTGCTATATGTTCTTTTGTTTTTACGTTTTTTGAATCTATTATTCCATCTAAACTATCGTAATTAACTTCAGCACTTTCATATTTTGAGATTGGTACGATAAAAGGTGATAAAGCATTTTTTTCCCAATCCATTAGACCAGGACTAATTGGCGGTTTATAACTACCAGAACCACCTGATACCGTAGCTTCATTTATATTTTCCCAAACAGTAAAATCATTTGATTTTATATCCTTGTATATTACTTTATCTTTTGACATTTTAATTCTATCATTATATAAATATTTCAAACTATGGTTAATTATAATATTTTTGATATTTTTAAATTTAAAAATGACGAAGAATTTCAAACATTACTAGATTCTTTAAATAAAGAACAATCTATCTATTTTTTAATAAATTCTGTAAAACATGCTAATAGACAAGGTGTTTATACATTAGAGGAATCAGAATTAATTTCTAAATGTATTAGAAAACTGTATTCACCGAATGAAAATCAATCGGATGTAAACGAAAAAAGGGACGAATAATCGTCCCTTTTTTTATAGTTAGATATGTTAGATTATCTCAATTCTCTCAAATCAAATGTTCTAACACCATCAACAGTCACTTTACCGTAGAAACGGTTGTTAACCATCTTCTTAGCGTATCTTGTCATGATACCTTTGATTGGTGTGAAGTTGAATGGGTTATACATTGTTGGAGTTAATTGTAGAGGAACATATGGTGCGTAAACATAACCAGTGTCTAACAACGAGTTACCTTTGTGACCCAACAACAATGTGTTTGGTGGGAAATAAGGGTCTCTGTAGACTTGGTATCTACCTGCCAATGTACCTACTCTTTCAATACCCATGTTGTATTGGTCTTGCTCAGGTGCTGCGTTTGATACGTGGAAGTATTCCAAATCATCAAAAATTGCACTGATTTCAGAAGATACAACAATCCAGTTAGCTCCACCTCTTAATGTAGATTTGTGGATTTGAGCCGACAATTGGTTGATTGCTGTCATCAACGTTTGGTTCCAATCTTTTTGAGTATATTGAGTTAATGGATTTGCGGTTGTACCTCTCTTCCATCCGTTGTAATCCCAACGTAAAGTCCATGCCGCACCTTTTCTTAAGTCTCTCAAGATTTCTCTGTCGATTTCAGCAGCAACTTGCTCTGACAATAAAGCAGTTAATTCAGCTTCAGCATCAATATTATGGAACGCTGCAACGTCTTGTGCTAATTCAGGTGACCACTGAGCTCTTAATTTTCTTTCAGTAACTGATACTGTAACAGATTCAAGGTCAAATGAAACTTCACCGATTTGGTCTTCAAATTCCAATTCTTTATAGATTCTATAAGTCATTGAGAAATCTAAACCATTAGTTGAGCTTACTGTTGTAGTTAAACCAGAATATCCGTCTAATGAACCTGCTCCGATTGAACATGGAACTTGAGCATCAACTTCTAAGTAAATAATACCGTCTGCATCACAGATATTATCATATGTACCACCGTTACCACCAGGGTTAGAACCACTTGTGTTAGGGAAGTTTGTAGTTGTGCTTGAACCATATTGTACAATACCTTTACCATATTTTTGAGTAACAACTCTGAACAAACATGGAGCTGACATTCCTGAGAATGGGTGGTTAACACCTGCTTCTGTGATTGGTGCGATTGTCATACCAGCCAAGAATTCTTCAGTATCCATTTCATTACCGTTTGGTCCGATTAATTTACCAGCACCACTGTAGTTAAATCCTGAGAAAGCTACTAAAACTTTTCTGTATGGACCACCAGTTGTAGTATAACCTGAATTAACTAATTGACCTCCATTCCAAACTTGTGTACAACCTGTAACTGTTCTAGCTGAGAATGCTCCTTTAGAATAATCAAATAATCCAGGTGGGTCTAAATCTGGTTCAGTACCTTCATAGAATCTATCATATAAATTCTTATCATTTGCACCATAACCAGTGTCAGGTGAAGAAGGTCCGTTAGGTGCTCCAAAAGGTGAATAGTGGTAGCCACCAGTGGTTGGGTCTTGTTGACCTGTTGTGTAACCTTGAATTTTAGGTACAAAGTAGAACAATTTACCGATAGGTAAGTTCATTGCTTGTACAGAAACGATGTCGTTAGCTAACAACTTAGAGAAAACTCTTCTTACGATTGGGAATACAACCGTTTCGAAAGAACCGTCTGAAGATGTGCTAGCAGCTTCGTTTATTAAGTGTGATGCTTGGTTTTCATAAAGTTGAGCGATGTTTTCTTTAACATGACCTCTCAAACCTTCTAGGAACCCAAGTCTGTCCCATTTGTTGATTGTATCTTCTTTGATAACTTTAAGGTGCTTAAGACCAATGTTACCAACAAGACCTGATTCTAATAATGCTCCCATTTTTTTATTTTTTTAAGTTTTGTTTAGTTTATTTTAATTTTGACATCAAATCTTTCATTCTTAAGAATTGTGGATTTTCATATGTCTTGTTTTCAACCAAGTTTGTTGAACCTTTAGTTGGTGTTCTATCAATAGATTCTACGATAGATTCTTTAACAACTGTATTTTCTTTAACACCTAATTCATTTTTTATTTGTGAATAAAGATTTTTTGATTCCTTGATTGTTTCGACGTTATCAAAACGTCTCATGATGTTTATTTTTTCTTGTTTAGTTGTAGAATGTTCTGTAAACAATCTAGTTGCGTATGCCAAGTTTGAATTAAAGACTGCAACCTCATTAAGTTTTTCTCTGAAGATATTCAAAGCTTTTCTGTATTCTTCGTTTTTAAGTCTTAAAACTCTAACTTCTTCTTCTAAAGCTTTGTTAGTAACAACTTTCATTTTAGGAAGACCTCTACCTGGGTAATTTCTTGAACCATTACCATAGGTTCTTGAAGCTTCTTTCATTTCATCTTCACGTGTCTCAAAACCAGCATCATCTCTTCTTGATTTCATTGATTTTAAATCTTTCTTAGATAACGCTCCATGTTCCATTCCTTCTTTTTCATCTTCATGGTCATCATAACCTTGACCTTCTTTAAATTCACCTTTTACGTATTTTTTAGCTTCAGGTGCTGATTTACCATGAGGCCCTTTGTGAATGTTTTCACCCTTGAACGATACCTTACCAGGTCCTTTACCCATACCTACTCCTACATAGGTTTTTTCTTTAGATTCCATCATACCTTCTTTTTCATCATCATAGTCACTTATTCCATCTTCATCATCATCAGAGATTTCAATTTCATAAACAACTTCTTCTGCTAGTTCATCATTAGAATCATCATCATCCATTGATGGTTCTGATAAATCTTCACCACCACCAATAGGAAATGTCATTGTGTCTGTTTGAGATAAAACATCAACATCTAACTCATCACCCATTTTTTGAACGATAAGTCTGTCACTGTCACCCATACCCATAACAATCTTCATTAATTCTTCATCTGATGCACCAACCATGTTTAAAGGTTCGATTTCATCATCCATCATGTCATCATCATCGTTCATCATAGTGATGTCATCTGTCATTGACATTTCATCACCAGCGTCGTCAGATGCTGTCATGTCGATAGTCATAGAATCTTCGTCTTCATCTTCATACATACTCATGTGAGTACCTTCTGTGTTGTAAGATTCATCTGCCATCATTTCTTCCTCAGTCTTATCGTATAAAGACTCTTTTACTAATTCTTCGATTTCTTCCTTCATTGTAGAAGCAAGTATTCCTTTTGCGTTTTCAGAAACCACATTTTCCAAATTTTTCATTTGTAAAAGAGCTTCTTCAACTAATGATTTTTTTTCTGAATTCATTTTTTGCAATAAAAATTTGTTTTATTTTCCATATAAATATATCCATTTACCAAAAAAGTTAGTTTTGAACGGGTGCTAAAATAAAAAAACCCGATTTCTCGGGTTTTAATTAACTTTTAAATTTAAAATTTTTTATTCAAAAACTTCGTCAATTTTGCTTTCGGCAACTGCGGTTATTCTCCAATCATGTTGAAATCCTTTAAATTTTTCTGTTACTTTGGCTTCAACATCGGTAACGTTATAACCTTTAACAAGTTTTTCTTCTCTGATTTTTTTAATTTTTCCTGAATTTTCGTCAATCAAGTCGTATTGAACTTTTGCTACAAAATATTTTTCGTCCATAATTTTAATTTTATCTATGTCCCAAATAATCGTTCAATTTTGTCATTAAGTCAAGTGATTTTCCTAATCCGCCATCAATTCTTGGTTCTTGTTTGTCTTTTTTGTCTACATCTATATTTTCGTCATACAATTTTCTATCATCTTTATTAGAATAAAGATACGCACCTGGTGTAGATGGATTCATAACCAAATCAAAACATATAATTTCAAAATCATCTTGAACTTCGTTGTGTTCGCCTTTTTTTGCTAAAGAACCAACTCCTCTTGAAGATATCCCCATAGTAACACCTTGTCTCATTAGATTGGCCGCGATATCTCCTTTTGTAGATACAACACCTCTTTCATGAAAACCTGGTGAAGTTAATAATCTTAACTTACCCATTAAAATATTATCATCCCACCATACATCATCAATTATGTGTGACACTCTGTCCAAATCAATTAGGGAAGATTCAGGATGATTTAATTCTGAAGTTGATAAACCTTTTTGAATTAATGATTTATATTTATCCGCTTCTCTTCTTAATATTTTTTCAGGGTAAACTCTGCCGTTTCTATTTGGTACCCCATACTTTTGTAAAGTCGCGTAAAACACAAAAGGTTTTGAATGGTCAATTTGAGTTTTATTTGCTTGTCCAAAATTCTCGTTTAAAGAATCTTTCCAAGAAATACTACCCGCATCATATTCAATTAATATACCTTTACCAGTTTCGTTTGGTCCTAAAATTTTCATAATCCTTTTTCATTATAAATATAAGGACTATTTAAACTTTCATTTTTTCTTTTGTTTTGGCATATTGAATTGTAAAATATTTTGAATCAGATAAAACCTCGTTGTATATTTTGTTAATTATTTTTATTAGTTCTTCAGATATTTCATTTGATTTAAAATCGACATCTTGTTTTGTAAAAAAAGTTATTTCTAAATTTAAGAATGATGATTTTTTTAATCTTATACCACTTGTTCTTAAATCCATGTCAACTATAAAGTGGTCTTTAAATAATTTTTTATTTGATATTTCTAATATTTTGTGTTTTATTGTTCTTGTTATAGAACCTACGGTGATACTCCAATTTTCCTTTTCCACTTTTGGTGTCACCCATGTTTGTAATACTAAATAAATTGATTTTAATTCTGTCGTGTTGACACTACCAAAATAACATTTGGCATCTTTAAACAATTCTAATTTGAATGTTTTTCCTTTTTTCATTTTTAAATGAGTTCATATAAGTAAGTTTATTTTTACAAAATATAAGAAAAAAAAAGATATTAACAAAATTGAAAAAAGTTTTTATATTTATTATCATATAACAAAAAAATATGATTGTAATAAAAATAGAAAAAGGTGAAAGTTTGGACAGAGCATTAAAAAGGTACAAATATAAAGTTATTTCAACTAAACAAATTGAAGAGTTGAGAAAAAGACAAGAGTACGTAAAAAATACGGTTATAAAAAGGGAAAAAATGAAAAAAGCCAAGTACAAACAATCTTTGATGAATAAGTTTGAAAACTGAAATATTTATTGTTAACTAAATAACAATAAAATGAAATCAATTAAAAATTTTATTAAATCACTTTTGGGTGATGGTTCTGATGTATCATCTAAAAGATTTTCAGGTATTGTTACATTACTAAACTTAATTGTTTTAGCTTATGTTGCAACACAAAAGACTGGTGTTTGTCCTGAGTACATGTACGACACACTTTCATTATTGTGTGGTGGTTTTTTAGGACTCACAACTATTGAGGCTATTTTTGGTAAGAAAAAGAATCCTGAAACAAAATCAGAGTAAATGAAAAACCCATCGATTTCGATGGGTTTTTATTTTAAAGTCCTTCTGAAAGTTTTTTAAGTTTATAATAAGAAATTGTATCTACAAATGTATTTTCTACTCTTTCTTTCGTTTCTTTAATTTTAGTTTTTGTTTCTTCATCTGAAGGTTCAACTGAATCTAATTTTGTAATAACTTCAGTCTTTAATCTTTCAATACCTTCATTAAGTTCTTCTGTGCTCATTTTTAATAATGACCTTAACTCAAACAATTCAGACTCAGATAATGTTGAAAATTTTTTTGAGAATGTATCAGCAGCGATTCCAAGCATATTTTCAAGAGGAATATTAATTGTTTCTGTTATTGGTTTTTTATCAATTTTTGTTTCAGTTAATTTCTTGTGTAATTCTTTTTTTGATTCAACAAGATTAACAAAATCTTCTGAAGTTTTAGCAAAAACTAAATCATCTAAAAGTTTGTAGTTGTTTTCAACTTTTTCATTTAAAGTTTCAACCCAATATTCAAATTCTTCAAATTGTTTTTTATTTTCTTTAATTGTGTTTTTGATGTCTTCAATAGACAATGATAAGAATTCTTTAGCAACATCTTCTTTCAAATTGTTCATTTTCATAATTGAACTGTAGTTCAGATATACTTTACCAACTTCTTTGTTGTCTTCCATAAATTCTTTGAACTCTTTTAAAACCCTTTTGAATTCAGGTTTTTTATATACACTAACAAAGTGGTTTTCTACTATACTTTTTAATACTCCAAAATTTCTCATATCAATAAATATCTTATTTATTTAATAGTTCGTCCAATTTATTTTCTATTTCTAATAAAGATTTTCTTCCTTTCGACAAATCTATCTCATCAATTCCACTCAACATGTCGTTTTCTAATATTAAATTCATATCTCTATCTACGATAGATTCGGGAGCCAATTCACCACCTGGAGGTGGTGGTCCGCCCAATTCTTCGCCACCCATAGGAGGAGCACCTAAATCACCACCCATAGGAGGTTCGCCACCTTCCGCTCCACCTTCAGGTGCGGTTCCTGCTGGCTCATCAGGTTTTTTACCATAAAGTTTATCAATGTTATCAAATATACCTGTGTGAATGATAACTTCAGGGGTTTTTGTAAGCTCAGCACCAACCGCTTTTTCAATTCTCTGTTGTTGTAAATCAAGTTTAATTTCTTCATCAGAAAATCCAAGAATATGTTTTTTAGCCCAAGTAACAGATACTGGTGAAATACCCTCAATACCCGTAACTGCATCTTTATACAACAACATTTTTTCTTTCCAAGTATCAATTTTTAATAAATCCGCTTGTGTAGAAGGATTTGTAAGACCTAATGTAAAGTTTGTTAATTCATCTTCAAATCCTAAAACAAATAAGTGAATGATTGCAATCTTGTTTAATTCTTGAATCATTGATTTTTGAATTCTGTTAATTGTACGAGCAAATCTAATATCTTGTAATGCCAAGTTTTTACCATCACCAACAACTTCTTCAAAACCTAAGAATGCTTTAGGTACACGAAGTGCCGTAACTAATTTTTTCTGAATATATTCAATATCAGCAATTTCAGAAAGGTTCTGAGCGCCTGCTAAGGTTTCAATTGGATTTGCTTGTGCTGGGTCACGAACAGGAATAAAGAAATCTTGGTCAACAGCCATTTGGTTCATACGTAAATCAACATTACCCGTTTTTGGGTCAACAACTTGGTCACGTTTGAACTTGTTGGCAATTCTTTGGATATATGGTTCAACATCCTTGTCGTCCATATTTCCAACAAATATTTTAAACACCCTTCTTTCGGGTGCTCTTGATGTTCTATAAATCAACATTGCGTCTTCAGAAAGTAAAAGTTGTTTCCAAACTCTTCTCGCTTTTTCTAACATAGAAGTACCATAAGGAAGTTTTCGGTCATCACCTAATAATCTAAAGTGTGCCACTTCCCAAGTATTAAATTCCATATCTTTTACTTTCCAAACAAATTTCAACGCTTTAGCCTCATCAGATGTGTTATGTGCTGGTTTAACTTTCATACCCCTCTCTAATCTTTCGATTTCGATATTTGGTAATTGTTGACATCCAACAATACCTTTTTCAGGGTCTAATTTTAGGTAAACAAAGTTATCGCCATACTTACATGTGTTTCTTGTCCACATTGGTAAGTTTGTGTTAATATCTAATCTGTTATTAAACAAGTCGGCCAATACACCTTTAATACGAGATGATTCAGAATAAATCTGTAAAATAAAGCCGTCTTCATTTGTTGTTGTAGATTCCTCAGCGTATATGTCTAAAGCGGTAGAAATCTCAGGTGTATATTCCATTGATTCATAATCATAATATGAAGCCAATCTTGTTGGTTCATAATAGATTGCTTGAGTATAAAGATTGTTTTCAATCTTAGCCCATTGTTGTCCTAAATAATAACTTTGCTGTGCTTGAAGTTTTTGTTTTTCAAACTCTTCCTTATTATCAGTTTTAAGAAGTTCTTTTTTGTCGAATTTGTATACTGGTGGTTGTTGGCTCAGTGTTGAGTCAGGACCAAAGACTCTTGTAAGTCGTTGCCATACGGTTAAATTATCTGCCATTATCTATTAATTATAATTCATTTGGTTTATGAATAAAGATTTATCTTCTTCCTCCACCGAATAACCATAAATACTTTTCATAATCACTTTTTGTCGGATTACTTCCAAATCTATCACCATAAGATGAAGGGGACATCACAGGTAATCCAGGATTAAAATCGGTTACTTCTTTATGGTCATTACTTGTTTGAACACTCCACGAGTTTAATATTGCTTTTGTTTGTTCTGTAACTTTTTCTAATTGATTATATGCATTTTGTCCTACATATAGTGCCATAGATATTGACATAATTAAATCGTCATGATGACCTTTCATATGGTCAGGTCTACCATTTATATAAACAAATGTATTCATTTCACCCAACAACCTTGGTGAATATACTTTAAATCCATGTCTTAACGCCTCCTCAAAAGCCGAAATAATCTGAACACGTTTGGCGTTAAAATTAATTCCTGGAATTTTTTCCATTGCTTTAGGATTATAATCCCATACATTAGCATAATTAACACCATCAACATAAAGATTTTTATATCCCATTTCTTGTAGTTTTCTTGATGTTGATACACCCATACCACCTGTAATATCTACAACCACTAATGTGTCATAATACACCGCCCATTTATATGCAATTTCAGCCGCAACATCAGGTGGAATTTTACCAAGATATTCAGCAACTTGTTCTCTATCATCAAAATCAATAATTTGAAATGATGTATAATCTTCAGAATCCCCTCTTGAAACGTCAATACCCATAATGTATCTATGACCAACTTGTGGTTCTTTCCAAATCCAAAGTTGGTTTTGAACCATTTTACTTTCAGGTTGACAAACCATTTCGGTTCTTATCCTTTCGATTATTTTACTATCAATAACATTATCACCTGAACCCAAAAAGTTACATTCCAATTCCTGTGATATTTTTCTTCTATCAAATTTTAATTTTTTGGCCATTTTTTCAAACCAATCTGAATGTGGTTTGTATCCATTGTCCATTAATTTTTTAAATTCTTCATAGTTTCTTTCATTATGTGGAACACCTTCATAAGAAATTGTTTCTAAATCTTTGTATTCATCTCTATTAAGATAATAATGAATAATATCGTTAACCTTAATAAATTGCAGGTCTTTTGTATATCTTGGGTCTCTCCACCAAAACATTTCAGTTATTTTAAAGTTATTCATTCCCTTAATTGATTGGTCATAGATTGGATAATAAATTGAATCATAACCATTGGGGGTTGAAATAACTATAACTTTACCTCCTGTTGAAAGGGATGCCATACAAGCAGCCCAAAAGTCGTCACCCGCTTCAATATATGCGGCTTCGTCAAATATTAATACGGTAGGGGTATAACCACGAAGTGCGTCATTGGATGTTGCAACAGCCTTTACTTCACAACCGTTTGTTAATTTCCAATGACGAGCAGCGTTTTTTTCACTTGAGAAGTCAATTCCCATCCAATTTGGCCACTGTTCAGTAAATTGTTTAATCTTGTTTGCAAATTCGACAGATGTGTCCAATTTGTTGGCAATAATAAGAATCTTTTCAGGTTTTTCTTTTTTTGCAAATACCAATTTTTTTGATGTCCAAGCTGCCGTTACGGTAGAAACGCCCGCTTGACGATATTTTAATGCGATGTTTTCTTCATATTCATCGTAGTCATTAACAAGTTGTATTTGGTCGGAAAATAAATCTAAAGGTACAAAACGTTGTACTGTGTTGTCATATGTTTGAAGATATGTTCTTAATGCGTAAGGTGTACTCTTAACACATTTTGCATATTCAATAAGTGCTTGTTCTCTTGTTAAACTCATTAAATATAAATATCCCGAATTATCCCTTCGGTTTATCTATACCAAAATCATCTAAAAATGATAGGTCAACATTATCGTCATCATCGTCATCATCTGATGATGGGAGTGTTGGCATATCATCATCCTCATCATCTTCATACGATTCAAAACCACCTAATATTTCTTCAAGGTCCATCCTATTTAAATCTTCAATTACTGTATCTGCAATTTCTTCCATTTCAGTATATGCTGATGGGTCACCACTATTAACTCTTTGTGCTAATGAAATAAATCTTCTTTTTGGAATTTTAATCATTTCTCTAAAGATAAGTCCTTGAACCGTTTTCATTCCTTCTTCATCTTCAAATACTTTTGCAGGTAAAGCGTCTCTCAGTTTTTCCCAAAGATATGCACCGATAATAATATCAAAAATTTCATTAACTGCAGTATCTGCAACACCTCTAACCATTTGAGCTTGTACTGGGTCTTCAGGTAGTGAAGGTGCTAAAATAATATCTTTATAACCTTTTAATAGCTCGTGAACTAATATTGGGAATATTACACCTCTAGCTCTTACTATTAAATTACCTGTTAATTCACCTGTTTCATCATCTTCTTCAAAAACAACTTCTTCATCACCACCAAAACCTTGACCTGATGCCGAAATTTGTTCTAATGTTTCGGGTGGAAACATCCAATACAAATAATCATTCATAGACATTAAAGCACCATATTTGTCAGTAATACCTGGTTCCATTTGTTCAAGTCTTTCTCTAACTAACTCAAACATAAAATGTCCTTTTTTGGCAAATCCCTGTGAAATTGCATTAAAAAACCTACGTCTTGCAACCATATAGTCAAAGTTTTCAAACGCATCCATAAACTCATTTACATCCTCACCATGTGAAGCAAACGCTTGTTCAATATCTTCAGATGAAAACTCTTCAGATGTTTTCTGAAGATTTGGATTTACAGGACCACCTATTGGCATGAACTTCGCATCAAACTTGATATAACCTCTATATTTTGGGTCTAACAATTCATTTTCAGCCAATTCTACTGCCATGTTTTCAAGTTCTCTTTCTCTTGAAGTTTCAAATCTTTTGATGTCGCCCAAAGTTCTCATCATAGTCATTTGAAGACCCATCATGTCTCTTGGTGCGTTTACACCCAAATACCTTTGTAATTTACCAACAACATCGGCAAATCTTTTAGTTGCTGCTTTTTCTTCAAAAGACTGTCTTTCACCTTCTTTCTTTTTAGGTAAGAATGGACTATCAGAATATGGAGTTTCTCCACGTTCAATTTTTGATTTTAACTGAGGGTTCATTCTAAAACCTTCAGGTTCATCTATAGGAGCTTCAAATATACGATTTCTATTTTTCATTATTTTAAATTATAACCTAATTTAGTGAAAGTATCAAAACTTAACCATTTTGGTGCTCTACCTTTAGGACCTGGCTTTTGAGCTGGTTCTATTTTAAATGGATTTTTTGTTTTTGGTTTTTCCTTTTCTTTTTCTTTGGTTCTTTCGGGTGCTTTAGCAGGTGCAGCACTTCCACCTTCTTCTATTTCACCTTTAGGACCTGGCTTTTGAGCTGGTTCTATTTTAAATGGATTTTTTCTACTTGGTTTTTCTTTTTCCTTTTCCTTTTCTTTAGTTCTTTCTTTTTCTTTTGGAGCCGCTTCGCCAGCACCTTTAGGGCCTGGCTTTTGAGCTGGTTCTATTTTAAATGGATTTTTTCTACTTGGTTTTTGTTTTTCCTTTTCCTTTTCTTTGGTTCTTTCAGGCGCTTCTTTAGTTCTTGTTGAAGATTCAATTAAATCCATGAGTTCTTTTTTACTTATTGACTCAGGTATATACTTTTCAATTAACTTTGTCAAGCTCTCTTCTAATTTCTTTTCAGGTAATTTAGAAAAATCTGTTTTATCTGAAAATTCTTTAGCCCATTTACACCATTTCTTTTTTGTCTTTTCAGTTCTTGAGTTGTTACATTTAGCCCAAAATAATTTTTGTTGGTTTTTAGATTCAAATTTTTCTGATAGTTCAGTTTCAAACATACCCATTCCGTCCGCACTTTTATCAGGGTCGTTAACAACTGTAACCGTATCATCTTCTTCATTCATTTCTTCTTCCATCGGGGTAACTTTTGTTGACCCACCTGTCGTGTCAATTTCCAAATTACCAATCATTGTCTTGCTATTTGGTTTTACTTGATATGTTTTTATATTTTTAGTAATTATTTGTGTATTTGGTGGTGTCGATTGCTCTACCAATCTATTATACAACAAATTTATCTGAGATTCTGATAAACCTCTTAATGTATTATAACTGAATCCGTCAGCTATTAATTTTTCTATTTTTGAACCTATGTTAGACATGTGTTAAATCTTTTTCTATTTTTAATACTATATCTCTTTCGTATAGTTTATCGATTACTTTTTCTTCTGTGTCACCAAAATGAAAAACTAATCGTGTTTGGCTTTCATCGTAATATTCGTTTTCTATATCTTCCCACGCTAACGCAATTACATTATCCACCGCATCATATATGGAAAAAAAGTCAGAGTTTTGAATGACGTTTAATTTTATTTTGTCACTTTTCAAAACACCGACTTTAGATATAAAATCAATGTGTGGAGGTTGGGGGTTTCCCCCTGCTGGAGATGAATCCCAACCTTCACCATCTATTTTTTCTTCTGTTGAGAATATAAACTCATAAAGATTATCACCTTTAAAGTTTGGCCCCAACTCATTTACAAAAACTAACTTGTTCATAGAATTTCACCTCTTGGAGAAACTTTGATTTGTTTTCCTTCGTTTTCAAAAACTAAGTTTTTTAAATTAGTTTTACCTACAAACTTAGCGTTTTCATTTTCACTTAATATAAATTCTGCGGTTAATTCTTGCTCTATTGTTTCGGAAAGTTTTTTTATTTCATCAATAACACCAACTTTATTGATTTTTCTTTTGATAAAAGTTGAAACTTGTTTTTTATTATTTTGTTTTTTTTCATTTTCTGTTATGACAAAATACTTTGATAAAAGTTTATCAACTTTTGATTCAAACATTCCATTCATCATATTATACGCTCCATTGCTAGTTTCTGCAACTTCAGGTTGTACAGACACTTCATCAGAACCATCAGAACCTAAATCTAATGGTACTTCATCGGATGATGGTTTCATCGCTGGCTCACCAGTATCACCCATACCCATATCTTCTTCAGTTCCTTCAATTTTTCCAACAATTTCTTCAATATCAGTATCTTCTAATACTGACAAATCCAATGCGGATAATACAGAATTTAAAACATATTTAACATCTTCAGGTGTCATTTCATTCTCATCACCAAAAGTTCTTAATTTTTGTCCTAATTTACCCGTTAACTTTTGAATTGTTTTAAATGTTACTTCTTCTCCTTCGTCACCACCCATGTCTCCGCTTGGTTCGCCACCCATGTCATCCATTGGTTCACTGCCCATATCTGCACTCATGTCATCCATTGGTTCGCTACTCATGTCTCCACCCATATCATCCACAGGAAGTGGTGGAACATCTGTTCCCGTATCACCCATAGGTGCGGATGCAGGTTCTGATGGTGCTGCTGGAGGTGTTGGTAATTCAGGTGCTGGTTCTGATGGTGCTGCAGGTGCCTGTTGTTTTGGTGTTTTTAATACAAACTTTTTTTCTTCACCAAACAATTCAGTACCCTGAATATTTTCATTAACTCTATTTAATTCACCAGCTAAAAGATTTAATTTCTTTAACGCTTGTGAGTATGACTTCAAATATTTTCTATTAGCCATTGGTTCTACATAATCCAAAGAAGATTCTGTCAAACCTCTTTTAAGAATGTAACCATTTTTTTCATTAACAATTCCATAAACATATCCATCAGCCAATGTTCTTGTGTATGAAGTTGTTTCATTAATATTTATTTCTTCTTTAGGAGCTTCACCGTATCTTGCAATTTCCATGATACGTGCAATTTTTTCCATTCCTTGAAGTTTTTCGCTACCTATTGGTTTTAAATCTGCCATTTTTATATTGTTTAATTTTTATTTTTATGAGTTTAGTCCATTAAATCCTCCCAATGTAATTGCTCCAGGTTGTGGTGCCAATCCCCTTTGGTTTCCCATCCAAATTGGATTATTTGTGTCAAACGTAACAATATCTCCAACAGTATCGCCTGTACCAGGTACATATCCAACTATAGGCATGTTATAAATACTTACATCTGCTTTAGTAGGAAAATTAGAAGGTGTTGGTGTTACTGTAGGAGTAACGGTTGATGTTACGGTTGGTGTAACGGTTTTTGTTGGCGTTATTGTTGGTGTAACTGATGGTGTTACGGTTTTTGTTGGCGTGATTGATGGTGTTGGCGTATTCGTTGCTGTTACAGACGGTGTTGGCGTAACTGTTGGTGTTTGGGTTGGGGTAGGTGTAGGTGTTTCGGTTGCCATTTATTTTTTCTTTATAAATATACTATTTACTTAAAATATTCTATTTTCTTTAAGCGATAGTTGTTTATCTATGATTTTATCTTCGGCTTCTTTAAATTTACCGATATAACCATTTCTTCTTAAAACTTTAAAAACTAAATTTTCGTAGGAATATTCGCCACCTTTTTTAAGGCCACATTCCCTATAATTTTTTAATTTTTTACCATATTTTTTGAATAATTCTGACGAGGTTTCAATATCTTCATTACTCGCAGCGTCAATAACACCATCAATAATTTCCATCCATTGTTCAGATTTTTCTTTAACTTTATTCAAATCAATTTTTGGATTTTCTCTTTTAGGTGCAATTACCCAATCATTATCTAAAACAGAATAAATCCCCGCAGAAAAACGAGGACCGCCACTACTGTCTTCAATATACACCTCAACATCGTACCCTTTAATTTTTATATCGTGTTTTAAATTAAAAGCTTTTTTCTTTAATTTAAATAACTCTTCATAAAGTTCAGAATCTTTACCGTAATTTGATAGTGATGTTATTATATGTAAATCAACGTCTGAATATTCAGACCAATTGTAATTCGCCAAAGAACCAGTCATTCTAATGTCTTCAATAAAAACATCAACTTTAACGTAGTCAATAAAAAGTTCGGCAATTTTTAATAATCTTTCTCTTATTTCAGGTTTTAGTTTCAACGACGAAGCCTCAACCTCGTTCATAGGTTTGTCAGTTGGATTGCTCCAAATTTCAGATGATAACACATCTTTTACTTCAAAACTTTTTATTATTGTTTCGACATTCTTCACAATAATAAATACAACAAACAATTACAATTTTTTAAAATCGAATTTTTTGTTGATTTGTGAAGAAAAATATTTTCCTTGTGATTCTGCAAGTCTGAACTGAACATACATTTCATGTGGTACATCTTTGTATTCATACTCTTGACCTGTATTAAATTTTACCGTCATTGTTTTAGTTGCAGTATCATATCTACTTTCTGTAATGTTCGATGATTTAACAATATTATATATTACAGTTCCTTTGATTTCTTCTCTTAAAATAGCCATAATAATAAATACGAAAAAACCCCCACATTGTGTAGGGGTTTTACTTTAAGACTTCATTTTATTTATTTTGTCTCGGAGCTTTATTGCTGACTCAAAGTCTTGTTTTGAAATTGCTTCGTCAAGTTTTCCTTGTAGTTCCAAAAGTTCATTTTGGTTTGATTCAAATTTTCTAATCTTATCTCTCAACTCAACCGCTTTTTCAAATTCTTGTTTTTCAACACATAATTCTAATTCTTGTTTTAATTTAGAAATTGTGTCGTCAGTTTTTTTACCTTTTTGTTTATGACTTCCATTGGTTAATGTTGTAATAACATGATACCTAAATGAACCGTCGGGTGTTGAATAGGTAGTTTTGGTCCATTCACCATTTTCATCACTACCTTTTTCTTCTTTTAATTTTGGGTGTTCATCATAATTAATGTCGAATCTGTTCATACCTTCCATCATTTCATCAAACTCTTTCATTAATTGTTTAATCGATTTTCCGTAATTTTTTCCAAATAAGTCAAACATACTTTTTTATTAAATTTAAAATGTTTATTTTTTTCACAAATATACAAAAGTGTGCCAATTAAACAATACTGACTTTTTGTCATATTTACGTGACAATTTGACACATTTGATATTTTGGAAATAAATTTTATATTTGAACCATATGATAGACGCTGAAGACCGTAATGAAAAAATGGGTGATAAGAAAAACCCAAAGGCAGATTCAAAATCAAACACTCCCGTATTGGACAACTTTTCTCGTGACCTTATTAAATTGGCTCAAGAAGGAAAGTTAGACCCTGTTATTGGTAGAGAGAATGAAATTATCAGACTTGCTCAGATTCTTTCAAGAAGAAAGAAAAATAACCCAATATTGGTTGGTGAACCAGGTTGTGGTAAAACTGCAGTTGTTGAAGGACTTGCGATGAAAATATTTGAAGGTGATTGTCCACAAAATCTTTTGGATAAAAGAATTGTAAGTTTGGATATGACATCAATCGTTGCTGGTACAAAGTATCGTGGTCAGTTTGAAGAACGAATGAAAGTTATTACTGACGAGTTGCGTGAAGCCCATGATGTGATTATCTTTATTGATGAAATTCACACAATCATCGGAGCGGGTAATTCTTCAGGTTCTTTGGACGCGTCTAACATATTCAAGCCCGCTCTTGCTCGTGGAGAACTCCAATGTATCGGTGCAACTACTTTGGATGAATATCGTGAACACATTGAAAAGGATGGTGCTTTAGAAAGAAGATTTCAGAAAGTACTTGTAGAACCTACATCAATTACTGACACGATTAAGATTCTTGAGAAAGCGAAAGAAAACTACGAAAAACACCACAAAGTACATTTCAGTGATGAAGCAATTAAGGCTTGTGTTTATTTGGCGGATAGATACATCACAGACCGTGAGTTTCCTGACAAAGCCATTGACATCATGGATGAAGTTGGTGCTAGATGTCAAATTACAGTTAAAGTTCCCGAAATTATTGAGGAACTTAAAGAAGAAGCTAACAAAATTAAACAATTAAAAATTGATGTTGTTAGAAACCAAAGATTTGAAGAAGCAGCAGAATTACGTGACCGTGAAAGAAAGGTTTTAAAAAGACTTCAAGAAGAAAAAGAAAACTTCGAGAACAACAGAAGCAACAACCGAAAGGAAGTTGGTGATGACATGGTTTATGAAGTTGTTGCGGCAATGACCAAAATTCCCGTGACAAAACTTTCACAAAGTGAATCAGAGTCATTGTTACATTTAGAAGAAAACCTACAACAATCCGTTATCGGTCAAAACGAAGCAGTTGCAAAGATTTCAAGAGCAATCCGTAGAAACAGGGTTGGTATTAAAGAACCAAATAAACCTATAGGTTCATTTATCTTCTTGGGTTCTACAGGTATTGGTAAGACTCACTTGGCAAAACAATTGGCAAGAGAAATCTTTGGTGATTCAGAAGCTTTAATTAGGGTTGATATGTCCGAATATCAAGAAAAATTTACAATGACAAGATTGATTGGTTCACCTCCTGGTTATGTTGGACACAATGAAGGTGGACAATTAACTGAACAGGTAAAAAACAAACCTTATTCTGTTATCTTGTTTGATGAAATTGAAAAGGCACACAAGGACATATTCACCCTTCTTCTTCAAACTATGGACGAAGGATTCTTAACAGATAGTTTGGGTCGTAAAATCAACTTCAAAAACACTTTGATTATTATGACTTCAAATATCGGAGCAAGAAAAATTCAAGACTTCGGAACTGGTGTTGGTTTTGGTACAACAACAAGAATTGAAAAAGAGGTTGAAATGAAGAAGATGATGATTGAAGATGAGCTTCGCAAATTCTTTCCACCTGAATTTATTAACCGTGTTGATGACATTGTATTTTTCAATCCTTTGAAAGAAAATGAAATTTCACAGATTGTTAATATTGAATTGGGCAAACTTATCAAGAGATTAGAAGGTATGAAATACTTCATTAAGATTGATGAAAGTTTGGTTTCAAAAATCTCTGAAATTGGTTTTGATGAAAAGTTTGGAGCTCGACCAATCAAAAGGGCAATTCAATCTCAAATCGAAGATTTTATATCTGATGAAATCTTGAAGGGTAATGTTGTGATTGACAAACCATATACTTTGGGTTATCAAGATGACAAAGTGGTTTTCATTGAAGAAAAGATTGAGGAACCGAAACCTAAAAAGACAAGAAAGAAAAAGTCTGAGGTAGAATAAAAAAAGGGGTCGATTAAGACCCCTTTTTTATTTAACTAAATAACATCCATTGTTGGACTTTTGGAACATTTGAATACATATCGTATCC